AGGAATCCATGATCCGCTCAGGGATGGTCTTGAAGAGAACACCTACTTCGAACGGAATCGGAATCTTGACTGCGAAGCCCGGTTCCTTGTTGGCAAGGTCGGCTTTCTTGATGGGCAGAATGTAGTAATTGTCCCTGACTTCAGGATTCTCGTTCTCGTACAACTCATCGTCAGAGATCATGGCGTAGTAGAGGCCAGTCAATCCGACCATCAAACCTGCACGAGTTACAAAGCGCAGGATGTTCTTCCGACGCTCAGGGAATGCACCGGATCGTCCGGTGGCTGCTTGATAGAGTTTATCCAGACCTTGGATACGGGCATTCAAAAACGGCACAGTAGCAGTGATTAAACGCAACTGCGGGTTCCGTCCACGCCGTCCGTAGTTGATGACAGACAGCGCGTCATACGCGGCTTGCACCCAGTCACCAGTACGGGCCAAGGTATCCTCGTAAACCGCATTACGAGTTGCGGCTTCTGACTTGTCAGAGATTCTGCCCAATATGTTCCACGCGCCAGTGAGCGGCCTCAGGTAGCGCGAGTTCACAAACTGATCCCACTTGGTCTCCTCGCGTACCGGGAACTCGTGGCCTACGCGACGGGCTTCTTCAGAGATGAACTTGACGATGTCCTGTGGGTCACGGGCAAAGTCATAGCCGCCCACGACGCCCACCTTCTGAAGGTTCTCAAGACCTCGCGAGAAGTTACGCACTGTGTCCACCACCGGGATGATGTTTGCTCCGGTGGTCAGCACAGCAGAGGCAGTATCGCGAAGCATGTTCGCGACCATGTATCCCGGTTCACGGGTAATCAATTCACGCAACACCACAGCCGGTGTCCGGAATAGGTTCCCCAAGAGACCGTCCATCTCGACTTCGGGTACCGTCTGCATGGACTGGAACACCAACGGGTCATCGATGAACGCCGCGTACTTCTTACCGGAAATCTTGAAGGTGACCGCAGGTTGTCCTTCGATGTTCTGACCCGGCTGAACCATACGACCAAGACCAATGTTGATCATGTCGCGAACTATTCTCTGCTGGGCCACGTTCTTCATGCCCATCGCGATAGCCGAATCAAGGTTCGTCAGGATGGCTTCCATGAGCGGAACATTGATGGCCTCTTCTCCACCCTTCAAAGCCTTGAGGTTGGTCGCTGAAGTGAGACCGCCAAAAACTCTTGGGTGAGAGATGTCCTTGCCCGTTTTATCTGTGCGATAGAACGGGAAATAGTCGGACTGGTTCAGCCACAACTGTGCGCCTGCGTCGTCGATCATTCCAGTGTCGCGCAGGAACTTGATGGTGTTGGAGTTGTACGCCTGCCATGTATCGAACCAGTCTTCGATGATGGAGTTTCCTGTCTCAGGATTGGTATACCGCCGCACCTCAGCCAACAACTGCGGGAAGTCTGCCGGGTCACCCGGAACCACCTTCCCCTCTCTGGTTAAACGCTCACCGCGACGGGCAATGGCATACGCCTGTGCCAGTCTCTCAAGGCTCACCCCATACGGGTTGTTGTAGAGCGGAGCCAGTACATCAATGAGACCGTTCTTGTATTCGCGACCGTTGTGAACGAACGGCTTCACTGTAAAACCACCGTTCTCGTAGACGGGTACACCGCTTCTCACAGCAGATGCGAAGATCGCCTTGGAACGATCCGCAAACTCTGCTGCTTCAAGTGATCCAGTGGCCGCAGTCTGATGCATCAACGACGGATGGTTCTTTCGATAGAACTCCAGTCGTGAGTAGTTGAAGATTAGGTTCTGGCGAATCTTGTCGATGGTGTCGCGGAACGGCGGCAGTCGCATCGAATTGATGACCGTCTGCGCCGGAGTCTGGGCAGGTGGGTCTTGCGTCAACTTGTCCAGAATCTGCTCAACACCCGGCTGATACTGCGGCTGATTCCTGCGCGAGTATCGGATGTTCTCTTCCGGTGTAAGTTTCAATCCTTGGTCAGGATTCTGCGCGACATACAGGGCTTCGGGTGAAGCACCCGGATTGTAGAGCGGCACTGCCATGACAGGCGTTGAAGCGACATCTGCTTCAGCCTTGGCGACCGCATCGTCCAGTTGCGCCTGAGGGCGCGGGGCTTCACGCGCAATGGGTTCCACGGTGGGGGCTACATCAAGCCCTTCCTGCCATGTCCATTTAGGCATTAAGCCGGTCTTTTGTTCAGCGAATACAGTGTCCTCTACTTTGGCGTTTCTGTTTCTTTCGCCGTAGGGACCGTAGTTCAGCCAACTGTTTTGACCGCGTGTCTCTGAAGTCAATGCACCAAGTCCGGGGCCGGTGAACAAACGAGCATGGGCTTGCCATGCGTTCTCTTCACCTCTTGCCCGGAACCCTGCACCTTCTAACCCGTGACCAAAGGCATCATGAACTGCACGGAAAAGATCATTGCCGGTGACGATTTGTTCATCGCCATTCTGATCAGGCCATCGCAGTCCGGTATCTGCCAGCAGAGGATTGTTTTGAACAGCCCCTGTGGTAAGCCCTTCGGTACCGAAACCATCATAGGTTCCGTAGACCGCCATCCTTTGGTTTTGGCGCAGGTCACGCATGGCATTCCATGGGTTCCCGGCATAAGGATCAGTCTTGCTATCGAAGAATGTGAAGGTATACCCGGCATCGACCAGTGAGTTGTACTGGTCCATAACCTGACGCATCAGATCATCGTAAGCCTGTTTAACCGCAGGATTATTGGGCGAGTGCTGCATCGCCTCATAGGCATCAGCGATTCGCTTGGCACGACCCTCATCTACTTCAACGTAGCGCGGCTGTCGGGTGTATGGGATTCCCGCCTTTCGTGCGTAATCCTCAGCAACAGAAACTAATCTTGGGTCTGGCCCTGACGCCCCTTCGACAGTTGGCGCACCTTCAAGCGGCGCAAGGCTTCTGCCCTCAGCCCGTCCTCTTCCGACTCCGGTGCGTTGGGATCCCATCCTGCTTTCGCGGATGACAGTGCCTGCTCTTTCAATCGCTGCATCGCCCGCTCCCCTGCGATAAGCGCGGCCCTTTCTAGGGGATTGGAGACTTCGACGGGTGTATTCTGAGATCGTTTCATTGGTGGATGCTCCGCGATAACCTGCTTTGCTTGCGGCGTTGAGGATGTAAAACCACCTCATTGCCTGAAGTGCTGAGTTATCCCATTTCTGGTTAGTTGCTTTTTCGAATTCCTCTTTAAATAGTTTGGTGAAATCCTGAAAGAGTTGATCCTCTGATACAACTTCAGGGAGACCAGTTCTTTCAGAAAACAGTCCATCAAAATAACTTCTGATGAACCGCGATTCCCAAACGTCAATCGTATTGTAGCGCGAGTCACCCGCCATGTTCAAAGTGTATGCGCCAACTTTTTTACCAAAGATAAACATCCTTGGTATCAAATCGCGCTGACCCGTCGCCATTTCAACAAGGTCTTGTATAGCGCCAATGTCGCTTGCGTTACCCTTGTATCCCATCTCACGGTTAAACGCATGAAGGTCTTTGACCGTGACGCCTTCCTTCAGGAAGTTGACTGCATTGTTGACGCTGCCTTTTTCACGGATCAAACGATCAATGATCTTGAGCGATCTGGCTTTGTTGGCACCAGTGGTTCCAGAAATACTGATCGGAGATTCGTCAATAACGACATTGCCCTTGGCGCTGAGGCCCATCTTGATGTCATCAAGATTTCCTCTGTTCTTCCAAAGGTCAAAGACAAGCAGCGCATCGCCCACATTGGACGGAAGTTTTGTGGCAGGTGAAGTAAGACCGTTTGCAATCCGGTAATACAGGAAGTCTTCGTCACTCAGCGGGCCGTAAGCAGATTCAAGAACCCGCTTGGTCGCTGCCATGTCGTTGTTGTAGTAGTCACGGAACCGTGGGTTGTCCTTCAGCCACTGATCCATGTCACGGATCGCACGTTTAGCCGCAGTGCGAATGTTGCTGTTAGTGGGAGCAACAGTTCCCCTGACAGTGGACAGCAGGGTGGGCCAGAAACGACCGAAGAACTCCTCTTCGGAGGCGGTCGAATAATCTGCGTACTTGCGACGGGCAAGGTCCAGTGCGCTTTGGATGGGTGTCGTTTGAAGTCTGCGTGACTCGCGAACCTCAGCCCCCTCAAGGAGACTGACATCGAAGTCTTGGGGTCTTGTCGTGACGGGTGCAGCAGGGGCCGCAGCAGCCGCCGGTTGAGCAGCAGGGGCCGTGGGTGCAGCAGGAACAGTAGTAGCCGCCGCAGGAGCCGCAGGGGCGACTGGCGCAGCAGGCGTTACCGCAGCAGCCCTTGCCGCTGCTCGTGGCGCAGGAGCGCCTACAAGACCCTGCAATCGCTCAGGCAAACGACCGGCTCTGGCAACGGCTTCCTCTGTGGCGCGGAGGGTACGAATCTCACCCCGCTCACGCGCACCCAGTTCCCCTGTCTCCAGACGATTCAGGATTTCCCCATACGTCTGAAACCCGGTTCCGGACAGAGAAGAACGGAGTTTCTGGAAGAACTGGGCAAGACGCTCCAGCAGATTCTGCGGTTTGCCAGCGACCTTTAACCGCTTGGCCCGATAGTCGCGCCACATGTCTGCGACGGCTTCTTCGATCTGAACCACCGTGTTCTGATCTGCATAGCCCTGTTGGGCAATCTGCAAGTAACTTTGATCAGTACCCGGCTTCTTGATCTTGGCAATGGTCTTTTCCAAAGTGGACCATTCAGTAGGTTTCCACAAATCCATCAACCGTGTGGCATGGATAACCTCGTGATCCATGATCTCACTAAGCGCATTTAAACGCTGCTCAGGAGTCAGTGATCCGTCCGGATCGATACGATCCACTGCCAAGAACACCTGCCGCATGGCAGGAATGAACATGCCTTCGGTTCCCTCAGGGGCAATCTCGCCAGTGGGCTTGATCAGATTGCGCTCAAGGGACAGACCCACATCCTGTAGGCCGAACCCTTTGAGATTCGAACGCAGAGCCTTTCTGAGCGGCTCTAGATCAATGGTTCCACCCGGAGGGGCAGGCAATGCGAGAACAGGCTTAGGCGTGTTCTTAACGCCCTGCTTAGAAAGGTCAGCCTGTAGTGCAGTGATCTTCTCGTCGATCTTCGGGTCATCCTTGGAGATGCCTGCCGCTTCGATGATCTGATCTTGGGTAGGCTTCACTCCCTGAGCGTTGGACTGTTGGATGAACTTCGATGCCTTGACGAAGTTCTCCCTGTTGTAGGGCTTGAACTCAAAGACAGGAAGTTGGGTCGGCTTTTCAAACCTTGGCAATCCCGCCAGTTTCTTTAAGAACAGGCGCGACTCACCGTAGTCCATGCCCTTGACTGACTCCTTGCCAATCAGGCTCTTCGAAAGAGCGTTGATTTCAGGGGAGTCAATTTTCGATGTGACGTTCTTTGAACGCAGTAGGTCAGTGACTGCATTCAGTACCGCGTTCTTGTAGAACGAAGTGATGGGGCGACCAGTTACCGCATCGTAGTTGCGGATGAACTCTAGGGTCGGCTGACTGAGCGGCGTAGTTTGAAGGTCAATCGGAATTTCTTTGGTCAACCGGGAGAAGTTGTTCCCCAAGTTGGCACGGGTTTCTTCCAAACCAAAGACGCTGCTCTCAGCCTTGCCTTCCTGAGAACGGGCTTTGTTGATCTCTTGAGCCTTGGTGAGACCCGTAATGATGCGAGTCTGTCCACCCTCAGGGGTGTACTCATAGCCAACAACTTTGCCTTTCTTCTTGACCTGAGGCAGTGCTTCGACCTGTCTCCAACTCAAGGCTTCCGCATACTGCGGTCCTACCGTTTGAGCGGCCTCGTTGATGGCAACCGTTGAGAACGTGTTGGCATCCGGGTTCAGTGTCCGATAGCCGTAACTGAAGAGACGTTGAGTGGTCTCAGGGTCATAAGCCTGACTTGAAGTCTCAAGTGAATTGAGGATTGCACCCCGAACATTCTGGTTCAGGACTTCCTTGTTGAGACTGTATGCCGTGGCATTGGCTTGTCCGAAAGTCGTGAGCGGCTGACCGTAACGCTTACCTTCAGAGTCGATGATGGTAAAGGTCGGCTGCGTTTCACCCGCCTCATTGCGAATCGTCTCTCCCTGTGTGACAGAGAACTGACCAAAGTTTGGGAAGTAATCGCCTAACTCACGGGCAATTTTCTGTCCGTATGCAACACCGAACTGAACATCATTGGACACATCTGCGCCACGCATCGGCGTAGCCAGTGTGTTGACTTCATCCTGTGTGGGCGGGGCAATCTCTCCCACTCTGGCGCGAATGTTCGCTGCCTCCGCATCGATGTTGACTTGATCCGCCTGACCCTGCTGACGACGCTTATTCTCCGCATTAAGTGCGGCGATAAACTCCTGCGCCCGTCTGGTTTCCTCTGCGCGAAGAGCGGCCTCTCGTTCACGATCTACTTCGTTCGTGATGTTGGCACGGGCTGCGTCGTATTCCGCCTGCTGTTGTGCAGGCATTGCGACATCTACACCAGCGCCAAGTAAGAATCCAAGTGAACCTTCCAGTGCCGCAGCAGAGGCGACACCACGCAGTGTGGGAATGTCCTCAAAGCCTTCACGCTGAAGGGCGACGTTGCCTGCAATCTGTTCCTGTGCAGCCTGAATGAATTCAGGTGCGGCTTCCTTGGCACCTGCAAATGCTGCGGTCTTGATGGACTTCGGAACAATGCCTGCGTTTTTGAGGATGCGACTTGCGAGAACCTTTTCCAAACCGGTTCCGGCAGCAAGTCCGCCCAAGCCTGCACCAAGAAGAATCTGATCCAGATTCTCGCCACCATATTCCTGAGCCAACTTGGCACGTTCATCGGCTGTTTCTTCGTCAACACCAGCCGCCTCAAGTTCGCGTTTAACCTCATCGTAGATAGTGCTTTTGGTGATACCTGCACCACCCACTGCACCGATACCGGTTCCGACACGAGCCGCTGTGGCAGCACGAGCCGCCAAGGTACCGCCCTTGAGAGCGGCACCGGCAAGACCACCAGCGATGGTCGGAACTGCCGTGCCTAGACCCTGAGCAAGGAAGTCCACCGGGGACACAGCCAATGCACGAAGACCGGCACCCAACTGCTCACCCAGTCCTTTGTCCTGAGCGTCCTGAAAGATACGGGCAACTTCTTGCTGATCTTGTTTGGCCTGTGCGCTGAGAAGATTGCTGAGGTAATCCTCTACACCACGAATGTTTTGGGAGACAGCATTATCTGCACCAAAGGCATCAGTGATGAAGCGGACACCTTGAGCGACACCGGTTCCAAACTGCAAAGGAACATCAGCAACCTGACGAAGAGCAGATTGCTCTTCTGGCTTTGGCGCTTCAGGTGGCTTATATCCTCTAAAGATATCCTGAAGTTCTTGCTCGTTTGGCGGAGAGTCGCCTGTTAAATCAAGCGTTACCCCAGACACGGAGTCCGTAACGCGATAGGTAGGCATTGTTACCGCCCCGTTCTGACTTCAGTAATCGTAAACCTAGATTTTCCGCTTGGAGTTGCCGTAGTAGAGCCTGAAGAACCAAATGAATCCGGGTCCAACATACGAGCCATATCGCTAAGTTCTCTGGCGATCTCGTCATTGGTTTTGCCAGTGACGTTAGCCGGGTTAGCAAGATAGATTTCTCGTGCTGACTGCAATGCGGCAGTCCTTGCTGTTCTCAATGAACGCTCGTCAAGTCTACCCTGAGATTCAAGTTCAGCGCGGTTTCTATCAAGAGCCGCATTGTAAGTGGCAACGATCTGAGCGGCCTGCAATTTGTCATTGCGGTTCGCTTTCTCTTCGCCAGAGACAAGGTTGGCAATGGAGTTGACAGACTCGCTCTTGAACTTCATTGCATCCAAAACGGCCTGACGCTGTTGCTGCGCTTGCTGCAACTGCAACTGTTCAGCCATACGGCCTTCAGCCTGCGCTTCTTTACGGCCTTCTCGCAAAGTCTCAGTCGCCATCTGAGTGGCGCGTTGCAAACCTGCGGCAGGATCACCTGCGACAAGACCCGTACCCAGTCCCATCAACGTGTTGGCAATCGCCATACGACGGGCTTCTGCTTGGGCTTCTTGTTGACGCTGTTGTGCAGACTTGACGTACTGACTGAGATCAACCGGAGCCGGAAGCCCTTGTTCCGCCATCTGCCTGTTTAAATCAATTGCAGCCTGAACTTCAGGTGATCTTTCCTGAGGCTTCAAAAGATTGGCTAGATAACTTGGGATGCCACCAGTCGGCTGTCTAGGCGCGAGGTCACCAATGCCACCGGGCGCAACATTAGGCGCAGGAGGTGCAGGGGGCGCAGCCTGAGGTGCCGCTTGAGGCTGAGAAACAGAGGCAGCAGATGGCATTCCGAAATTCGCAGGCAGAGAAAAGTTCATTGGCGGCTGACCACTTTGTTCAGCCATGAAGTCAACCGGACCCGGAGCAGCAGCAGGTGCGGCGGCAGGAGCGGCAGGAGGTGCCGCAGGACGCTCACCCAGTACGCGACTTGGGTCAATGCCTTCGCTTCTCAAAAGCGCAACGGCTTCATCCAGTCTGCCCTGACTACGCAGAGCCTCAGCCTCGCGGATCACAGAGAACTGCGCTCTACGCGGGGCAAGGAAATCACGAACCGCAGCAACAGCAGGCTTCAACTCACCACTTTCGTTGTAAAGGCCGGGGAGTTGATGCTGAAGGGAAAAGATACCCGGAACGGTTCTTCCTTCCTGCATATAAACTATGCCACCCGGTGTCAGTCCACCGTTAGCCATGCGGGTCATTCCACCACGGAACATTCCGCCCATCGGCGCACCAGTCATCGGTTGTTCCATAGGCGCACCCGGAGGGGCTGCACCCGGAGGCGCACCGCCCGGAGGACCACCCTGAGGGGCTTGTTCAGGGGAACCACCCTGAAGGATCTGGTCCATCACAGTGGGCTGTTGACCCTGAGACTGAGCCTGAAAACGTTGACGCATGTCCTGACGGCGCTGAACCTCAGAGACCGCAAGGTACTGAGGGATCTGCGGGGGAGGATTCTGGGCGTACTGAAAAAGAACTTGGTCAGGAAGACCCTTAACCATGTCTTCTGCTTCAAGGATGTTCATTGTTTAACCACCTCGACCAAGGGCTTGGTATAGACCCAGTGATCCTAAGCCTGCTCCCAACGCCTGTTCTCCGGCTGACGGAACTCTACCAAATGTCTGGACAGTGCTGCCCGGATTAATGGGAACACCCTGCAACAAATTGCTGAGGTAACCCAACTGTTCCCGGCCATACGCCTGTTGACGCAGGAAGTCTTCGTAGCCCAGATCCAGTCCACGCTGCATGAGACCCCGGCGTTCTGTGCCGACTCCCATTTGTGCAGCAAAGCGGCGGAGGTCCAACTCCTGTTGGCTTCCGCCAAGACCAGAGAGTAGTTCCGCAGCACTGAGCCTTTGGGCCAATGCAGCACGATCTGCCGCAGCGCCCTCAAGACCCAGCATAGCCCTCTGTCGCTGCTGTTCCACATTGAACTGCTGGGCCTGCATCTGAAACTGCTGCTGTGCGCGACGGGCTGCGTCAGTCTGCTCTTGAGCAGAGAGTCCCATACGAGCGGCTTCCTGACGGGCCTGTTCACCGGCTTGTTGAGCCTGCATTCTGAACTGAGCCTGCTGTTGACGAGCCGCCTCTTGGGCTTGGAATCGACCCAAACCTGACTGATCCTGCGCCTGTCTGGCGGCTTCAGTCTGCTGGAACGCGCTCTGTCGGAACTGTTCCTGTGCCTGACGAGCAGCCTCTTGCTGCTGCTGTGCAGACATGCCCATCTCTGCGGCTCTTTGACGAGCCTGCTCTGCAGCCTGCTGGGCCTGAAGATTGATGTTGGCTTGGAACTGTCGCTCCTGACCGCCCATCTCAAAGCCGCGCTGACGGAACTGCTCCGCCGCCTGCTTTGCAGCCTCATTCTGCTTCTGAGCATCCATGCCCATTTCAGCAGCCCGTTGACGCGCTTGTTCACCAGCCTGCTGTGCTTGGAGATTGATGTTTGCGGCAAACTGACGCTCACCTTGAGTCGCCTGATATGACTTGAGACCGAACTCAGCCTGAGCCTGACGAGCGGCTTCGTTCTGCTGCTGGGCAGACAAGCCCATTTCAGCCGCCCTCTGGCGAGCCTGTTCGCCCGCCTGTTGAGCCTGAAAGCCCATCTCACCGGCACGTTGACGGGCCGCTTCCTGCGCTTGGAACGCGCCTAAGCCAAACTCAGCCTGTTTGAGACGGGCAGAGCGATCAGCCTCAAACCCTTCACGGGCTTGCTGGAATGCCGCCTGAGAGCCTCTGGTTTGAATATCGGATAACTGTTGACCCAAGTTGCGCTGACGCTCTGCCTCAAGGAGAGCAGACCGGGTTCCGCCCACAGCACCAGCACGAGCAGCCTCTGCACCCATGGTAGGACGCTGCATCTCAGAGGCACGGGTGGCTTCCCGCTTCTCAATGTCAGTAACCGCCTGCTGATAAGGCGACATGTACTGCTGAATGGTTCCGGGAGCCGCCATAGAACCGGCTTCGAAACGATCTTGGAATGTCCCCGCTTGATAGCCGGGTGTAAATGTACCGGCTTCGTATCCCGGAGTGATTGTTCCTGCCTGATAACGATCCGTAAATCGCTCAACACCAATGCTTGGCGTGAACTCTCCGGCGGTATATCCCGAAGTGACCGTCCCCGGCTGATAGGACGGTTGATACTCACGGGCTTGGAACCCCGGAGTAAACTGACCTGCCTGATATCCGGAGGTGATTTGACCGGCTTGGTAGCCCGGAGTCAGGGTACCGGCTTGGTAACCGGGGCCTACCTGACCCGCCTGATAGCCTGCATCAAATTGACCGGGTGCATATCCGGTCTGGAACTGGGTGGCCTGATAGGTAGGGCTGATGGCTTCCGGTCGGAACTGGGCTGCAATGTCAGATCCCGAAGGCGTCTGTGCATATCCCACTTGACGGGCAATGTCCGTTGCCATCCCGATCTGCTCAGGACGCTGCATACCAGTGATGGACCTCTGGGCAGCAGTCTCTTCAGGAGCAAACTGGGCAATACGCTGGCCCGTGTATTCCTGATAGGGACGCGCACTCTCAAAGAGACCACGCTGAAGAACCTGCTCAAAGTACGGCTGTACATAAGCAGGAAGATTGCTTTGGGTAACTGTTGAGGTGACCTGTTGTGGACCACCACCGCCGCCGCCACCGCTACTCATTTCGCCACCTCATCAAAATGCTTTTCAAAGACCACCGTCTTAACGGTGTACCCGCGCTTCTTAACATGCGGTTCCCAACCGGAACGACCGAAGAACTCAATGCCATGACAGCCCATGTCCTTGGCGAACTTATCTGCTGTTTCGTGCATCTTGTCCTCAATGTGTTTCATGTGATTCGAAGTCATCGCGCAATACTGAATCACAAACATTTTCTTCTGTGGGTATGACTTGATTTCAGTCATCAGGAAACCATGCATCTCGTTGGTTTCTTCATCGTAGACCGCCCACAACTGCATCTGCCCGGTTAATGCAAACCGAACAAGATCATCGATATTCGCTCGTCCCAATGCCCATGACTCAGACTCGTTTAAATAACGAATGAGAGACGGGATCACATAAGCGATCTTTCCATAGGGGACGAGTGAGATGTCGAGGTTCATTTTATGTTAGTTCTGCTCGGATCTGTTTTAATCCATATTGCGAATGCAATCGACTCGACAATTCATCTTGTGCTTTAGCCATATCCATCAGGGACATTCCTGAAGCCTTGTCCCGATTAAATTGTTCATTTAACTGACTTTGGATACGGTTTCGTGTTGCTTCTTCGCTATTACCTTGTTGAAAAGCCATTTGCTGTTGATACGCAGGATTTCTCATATTCCCTTGAATAGAACCGTAACTCTGCTGCTGCGGCTGTTGATTAAACATCCCTTGGAACCCGCCGCCTTGCATCCCGCCAAATAGACTGGCAAGTCCTCCCATAATTGATGGCGACATATAAGGACTATAAGAACCTTGTTGTGGCGCAGGTTGTGCAGGAGTCGGCTGAATCATTGGAAGAAATGTCTGAGTGTTACCAAAAAACTGATCATTCGAAGGACGACCACCACCGGTCGGCACATAGTTTGGATCAGAGATGAATTCAATTTCTGATGGACGAATATTCGCCGTTGTAAACATCCCCTCTGGAACCTGACGCGGTCCCGTGTAGTTAGGATTGCGAATCATTCCCGGAGGAGGGTTTCCGGTTTGCGGTTGTTGAATAGGACGAAACTTATTGTCAGTTGGACGTACATCCATCGTCCCAGCCATCCCACCAGCAAATCGATCAATATAATCAGGATTTAGTTCCATCCCCGGAGGAGGTTGGTTAGGATTGGGAGAAGTCTGGGGTATGTCTTTTACAAAGGGATTCTGGAACCTCTGTGCATATGCATTACCAAGGGTGTTTGGTCCTTGGGCTTGAAGCATTGGGCCTTGAGATCCGCCACCAAACGGGGACTGCTGAGGCTGACCAAAGCCGCCTCCAAACTGTTGCGGTTGACCAAAGCCACCGCCGAATCCGCCATAAGGAGACCCGAAGCCACCGCCGTATTGAGGCGGTTGTCCGAAACCTCCACCGAATCCACCGCCAAACTGAGGAGGCTGTCCAAAGCCGCCCCCGAATCCACCACCAAATTGAGGGGGCTGGCCGAAGCCTCCGCCATATCCACCCATGCCGCCGCTATAGCCGCCACCTGAACTCATGGTTAAGCACTCCTATAGGGGCGCACTTGTTGAGTGGTTCCCATTGTTTTCTGACGAATGTCATCGACGAGTCCATCAAAGAACTTTGCACCGTCTCCTGAATAGCCGCCACCCGCAAGGGCTACAGCATCCGCAGGGATGATGTATTCGCCGGGTGACACCGCCACAGGACGCTGTGTGCCGATCATTCCTTCAACGAGATCATCCTGACCGCCGCCTTCACCTTCAATCATCCCTTGGGTCTGTGCGCCGGGAACGATGTTCTGAAGAATCCTTTCGCGAAGATCCATGAACAGTTCCGGACCATACTGCTCAATGAATGCAGCAATGATCTGATCCGCGTTCTCGACTTCTCCGCGAATCGCAGCCACAGTCATTTCGACCAACTGGTTGCCTGCATCAACAGAAGACGCATCAACTTCAGTCATACCACCTTCTGCAAAGAGACCCATGTCAGCAAGGCTTGCTTCGTTTAAACCATACTCATCGTAGACTGAAGGCTGGCTGTAGACAGGCAGTTCATACGTTGGCGCTTGATAGGCTTCAACGGCAGGCGCAGAGATGAGTTCTTCAATCCCTCTGCCACGGAACTGACGTAGGTCTGCTTCGGTAAGATCAGGGAAACTAAGTTCCGGTGCGGCCATCTGCGGAGGCGCAGCCATTTGCGAAGGCGCTTCCATTGCCGGTGGCATTTGCGGAGCAGCCATTTGCGGGGCAGGCATCTGGATGTCTGGCATACCGGTAAACGGATTGGTGGCACCCAGACTGGCAATGCCACTAGGAATCATTGCCTCAGCAGGCTCTTGTTCCATGCGAGGGCTTGGCCGTGCGCCAAACATGCCCGGATCGAAGGCTTCAGCAATAGGCTGAGGAGGGGGGCCTGCAGGCTCAAGACTTGGTTGCACAGCGCGCCGAATTTCAGGGCTAACGACCGGCGGCTGCTCCATTTCCGGCATCGGGAACGGAACAACTTCGGGCCTCCGTTCCGGAGCCAATCTTTCAATGATGTCGCCAGGAACCTGAGGAACTCCCGGCATTTCACCACCGCCCGGAGAGAGAGGCGTTCCGATATCACCCGGAAAAGTGATAATCGGGGAGTCTTCCAGAAAATCTCTACCCCTTCGACCGCCAAGATAGTCAAAGTCTTTGCTACCACCCGGATAAGCAATCATGTCCTCATCTGGGGGAGTGACAGTTTCAGGGGGTTCAATTGGCGCAGTTTGTCCCTGATTCCCGAAGAAACGTCGGTATCCACCAAAGTCCCCAAGGAAGTCTTCAAGGTTAAAGCCGGGTGTTCCGGCAATGTCTTTACCGGCTCCCGGAGCAACACCACCCGGAGGGCCTGTCTCATCTTTCGGGGGAGCATTCGGATCTACGTCAGTGAAGTACCTAAACTCAGGTGCAACACCCGGCAGATATCCTTCGCCACCCACATCCAGCGCAGAGTAACTGGCTCGTGGGGGAGTCAATGCATATTGACCCCGCAAGGACAACTGAACATCTTTAGCCTCTGGGATGCCAGCGTTAAACAACGCCCTGTCAGCAGCCCTTTGCGCTTGCTCTTCAATGCTTCCGCCGTCGTAGTAGCGGTCTATGTAGCCGCCCTGAGCGTATCCAACGCCCGGATAAGCAGAACGGATGGCATTGAACACACCGCCCATCTGGTCCCTGACACGCTGACGTTCCTTTTCCTGCTCCTTTTCGTACTCAGCCATGCTTCCGCGACCCATGAGTTCTTGCTCACGAGCCATGCGACCGGTCTCTCCCACATACATGGGAAGGAATGAACCGGGCGAGGTGAGTTGATTGAGCAACGCACCCGGCTCTTGGAATGGCGCAGACAAACGCTGAGTGGCAGTCAGCGGAGGTGCGCCCGGAGGCTGAATCGCACTACCCATACCACCTGCCTGAGAGGCCACAGTTGGCATTCCAGTCAATGCAGACGGGGCATTGGCAAGACTTCCCGTGAATTGGGAAGCCGGGGTGTTAATCATTGTTTCCGGAGTAATTGACGATGGCAATCCCTGCCCAGTCAACCCTTCGGGGGTAATCTGAAATCCTTTGCCAAGAACGTCAGCAGTTCCAGTAGCCGCCTGAGTGGCTCCTTGGGTAGCGGCATTTGCCCCTGTTTTGGACAGGGCATCTCCTGCGGCACCAAAAGCCTGTCCCAAACCGAATCCGGTGATTCCTGAGAGGATGCCCTGCTCAAGGTCACCCGTGACTGCGGCAGTGGCAAGACCCGATCCAATGGCCCCTGCTGCGGCGGAACTGAGTCCTGCGCCACCAAGGAGTGCGGCTCCAGTTCCCGTCAGCACCGATGACCCAAGGAACGACCCCAGAAGCGGCGCAAGGAAAGGCAAGAAGGCTTCCTGCTGTCCAGTGTAGGGGTTGGTCGTTAACCGTCCCGTGGGGGACAGGGATGACAGCATCTGAACCTCAATCGGGTTCATATGCACGAGCATGGAGTCCCCGTACCTACCGTATCCGGCAAGTTGATTCGCGACTCCTTGGTATGGGGCGTTATACATGGCAACTCCTTGGGTTGCGGGGAGCCACGGCTCCATGGATTCTGGGTGAACAGCGTTTAAATTTCAATGAGATCACAAGGTCACTTGTCATTGGGTTAGGTCATAGAACGAGATGGTACCCACCCCGTCTCCGGTGGTAGCGCCGGAAATGGTCCGAACGCCAAGTGTGTAGATGTCGCTGACATTGGTTAGGGAAGCCCCAAGTTGGGTATCCCAGTTGTATCCAGTCGGAGCCAAGGTACTTGTCTGTCCGCCGCCGCCCGTGTTGGCAATGTATCCGTTTTGGACAAGGGTTCCGGCAGTCGCAATCGCCGTAGCCGAAACATCCATTTCGACATTCGCGTCAGACCCTACCGCTGCCCATGAAGCGCCTGTCAAAACAGGGTTCTTGATCAACGCAATTTCGTAGTTCTGAAGAGTGGTCGGCTGGAACTGAATACGATTAGGAAGCACCACCGCTCCCAATGCCGTCGAAGCCAACCGGATAGACACGATAGGCAAGAAGTTAGCAGCGGTATTGATATTGTTAAATATCGTGGTGCGACGGGCTAGATGCTCAATAGAAGCCTGCTCATATCCGCCTTCGGATATTACTGAACAGCAGATCTGCTTTAGAGAGGCGGCAACCGCAGAAGTTACTGAGGTAATCTCATATCGAACAGGCAGTGTTGCCGTTGTCATGTAGACGCTAGTAATTTCGTTAGCGTTGTTAAATGTATGGCACAGAATGAATACGCCATTGATTACAAATCCACAGCGTACCGAACCCACACCAAGCCATTCAAAGTCCATCCACAGAATCTGCGCCTTGGTCGTGTCAAGAGTGATACCGCTTGGGCCGGTGCCATCCAACTTATCGCCATTCCACGAAGACTGATTTACTGTGCGTACATCGCTAGGTGTACCCGGTGTGGGGGTAGAACTAGAACGCAGTACAAACGAAAACACGCCATTTATGCGCTGGAAAAACACACCGTTCTGAGTGCTGAAGTACCCAACACGCTGCGTCAAGTTGGCACTTTGACTGCTGTCCATTACGAACGTAGCCAGAACAAGCAGTCCCTTACCCGGCTGGTAAGGAAGAGATCGATACGACTGACGAACAACAGAGCCTACGCCGCCGCTAGTCACTTCCATTTTTACGGAGGCTTCGTTGGAAAGGAAACTCGTCGTACCAGTGCCAGTCGTTGCTGTGTCAAACTGATTATCTATGGCATAACGGTTCTGACTGTCAAAGAGCGTGTAAGGCTCAGAAACCTGTAGCCGACCGAAAGCATCCGTCGAAACCGGATTGAAATTGATGTATATCGGATTATTGGGATCAGACCCATAAGGCGGATAAACGGTAATGGTCATGTCGCTTCACCGCCGGTTGCCCCAATAACACAGCCCGTTGCGCTAGCCTTGATCTGGATTGTGTCTCCCGCATTCATGATCGCGGAACCTGTCCATTGAACTGTGCTGTTTGCATTGATAGGCGCGTTATAGAACAGCGCATTGCTGGTGTCGGCAGACTTCCCTGCCGGAACCAAATGGATGTAGAACCTCAACGACCCCGCTGTGGTATTGCAAATGTCTAGGTCTTTGACATAGGTGCGGGTGTTGGCAGGCACGGTATACAGCGTGAAATAGGCAGTCGGTGCCGTTGCCTGTCCAAGTTTGTATCCAATGATGTTCTGAAAAGCCATCAGTATGATCCTGTGTTTAACCAGTTCATGACTGACAGGCTATTTGCGGCGTTGATTAACTGTTCGTTGCTGTTGTCAACTTGTCTGAAATATAGGCGAAGGACATTGCCGAACTGATCCTGATATCGACGCTCATACTGATTTGGAGCAACAGGTAAGTTCGGAGCAACAACATTGAGAATGTTAGTTTGGGCCATGACTTATCTCCGCCCATCTGGTCTAATGTCGATACGCATCGCGCCCATCTGCCATGCCACACCAAGGTCAGATGAGGTCACACGGAGGGCTAACTGCCTACCCCTGATGCGGGTATAGACCTGCTCCGTATATCTTTCGACCGGCAGCACAACCGAAGCGGTGACAGAGTCTGCATCCCCAGTTCCGTACAAGGAACCCGGATAGTTGTGCGGATACAGGGTCAATGTGACAGACGGGGAACTGGCTGAAGACCCCAAGAACTTCAAGTCTGGAATGATCCGGGATACAAACGCAAAGTGATCCCCGTCGCCAATGTCAAAGTCTGATGTTTCGATATAGGCCGTAATGGGTTCCGGAACACCGGTTTCCACATTGTCCAAGCCAACCTCATGAAACATCACCTGATTTGGTGCCTTCATGGCTACCGTAGAGTAGATCGCGTGAGAGGCGGCAACGGAGTTGTTGGCACCGCGAACACACCCAGTCAATGAGTTACCACTGACCCCGGTGTAATTGATCTCTTCGTTCTCAATGACAATGGTTCCGGAAGAAGGGTACGACCCTGCGTTGAGAAGGGTGATGGTTGTGTCAGTTGAATTTATTCCGGCAGAGAGATACGAAGTCTGTATTCCCTTTGCCAACATGGGATAAGTTCTAAGAGTCTGTTGCACATAGGCAGTTCTGTTCAAATTGCCGTAGTGCCATGTTCCATCCTTGTAGTTCAAGGCGACATACAGGCTGTTAACTTTACTGTCCGTACCCGGATAGAACCACCAAATTTCGCTAAATGGTTCGTTGATTCCAGAAATGACCTGAGAAATTTGCGATTGATTCAAGGTCGAAAACACATGCTGCCTGAGTGTGCAAGGCAGTGTTTGAACGCGACCGTTGTACACGAAGAAGTTGTCATCGCCCATCCAGTAAACGCTGTTATCCACGCTGACCACAGCATTCTGGGATGCAATCGATATGTTCTGATCAAGCAGGTTAAACGACCACACAAACGGTGGTCCTACATACTGCATTGAATAAACCGCAGTATCTGTAAAGACCACAATCTCTTGCCGGGTTGCCGTAGAGGTCACGATAAATGACCCGTTGGATAGCCTTTGCTCACCAGACTGGTTCGTAATCTCAGGCACCCATTCGTAGGGGTTTTCCTGATCAGACCACCTCACCAACAACGGATCGAATGCAGTACCAAAATCAATTGGGCTATAGGGCTTTGAACCTAAACAAATTAGAAAATTGCTAACTGGAGACAAGTTAATGCCCATGGATTCATCCGGGGCATGTAGACCTGAATATGATGCCGTAATAGCCACTGTCCCGGAACCTGTGGTCGCCGCAGAAAGCGTTAGGGACGTTGATCCGTTCCATGACGCCGTGACATAGGTTCCAGACGGAATGCCGCTACCAGAAATGACAGAGCCTGTATTGATGCCTGTCGGGTCAGTTACCACAATGGTTGTAGCGCCCGAAGAAAATGTTGCTATGGTTGAAACCTTGGGGATCGTATTGATCTTGGCTTTGAGGGTGGTTGCCCGTGACCAAGTGGTAGTGTCATCAGTCCAGTAATAGATATTACCTTCGCGCTCCGCAAAGATGGCGTCGTCGCCATAGTTGAGTATTGACCAAAGGCGCATCGAAATGCCGATTGGAACACTTGATCCCCACCCGCCAAATCCCCATGGGCCGCTACCCCAACCAATTGCAGAAGTTGCTACCGCAGGACCGGCATTGATCTGATACGCCACTGAAACGGATGAACCGCCACCTGTAGCAGTCGAACTTGCCGCAGTCGCAGCAATGATGGTGTAGGCGTTATCCGAAGGAACGCCAATAATCTCGTATTCGCCAGAAACAGTAATACCGCCTACAGCCGTGGCACCACTGATCGTGATGTATGTTCCGGGAGTGGCACCATGGGAGGTTGCCGTAATGGTGACTAGCCGACTGCCACTGGTCGTAGCAATGGGGTCAGTGCCAAGGGTAACAGTCGTTCTAAGCGGGGTGATGTCGTGATAGGTACCACCCAGTTCCATGTACAGTTTCTGGTTTGTCCCAACCGCCAAAAGGTTTTGGGACAGAAGCGTTACATAGTTCCAGATGTACCTCGCTACACCCTCATAGGTTCCGCCAGAAGAAGTGATGTTCTGCCATCCACCAATCTTCTGGGCATATCCTCCCCGGAACCTGACCTTCTCAGAAACGAAAAAACCGCCTTCATTGGCATAGTTCGTTGTTTCTCTATTCACTCCGGGGCGGAGGTCAACTTTTTGCAAAGGCATTACGTTACCCCAGACAAATACATGGAACGTTCGTCTTTTCGACGTTTAACCAGTCCCTGAAGAACCCGACCTGCCGCCTTTGTCCATTTGAGGAACTCGTCTGCGGCCTCGTCAAAGTCGCCCCGGTTGGTCTTCATCCGCAGCCCAGAGCGTTGCAGATTCCCAAGGCCCACGTTGAAGGAAAAAGAGACGAGACTATCGAAGACTCCCTGACGATCAATAGCAGCAGGGCAAAGTCTAAGTACACCACGCTCAAACCGGCCAAGATCTTGAGCCAGAATAGAATCAACCTCTCCCATAGAGAGGACGCGATCCCAGCCTGCGGGTATCGGTAGACTCTTGCGTTCCTCATATTTCACCGCCGTATGCGATGGGTCAATGACATGGCCGACGCCCACAGTCCAGAGCAGCGCCGGACAGCGATAAGGCTTAGTCCGAACGCCCTCGTGGTGTTTAATCATCTGTATGGCAGCGGCGGAGACTTTCACTGCCAATCCATCTCATTGGTATTTGGCGTATACCCGGTTACAAATGCCCAGAC